ATCTGCGTCACTTTCGCCTTTTCTCGGTGGTTTTGTTTTTGCTCCCTGCATACCAAATCTGATAAGTCTAAATCCATCGCCTTTTTTGATAACTACAGCATGAGACTTACCACTTGAATGACCTGGAGTCCTGATTGGTTTATCAACCCCTTGAAAAGTATGACCACCTCTTTTAATTGTCATTTACCTATCTTCTCCTGTGCCATTCTGTGCGCTCTTGCAAAACTCATACCTTCACGCATTTTTCTAACCATGTAATTCATGTGCCTTTTAGTGTGATGCACTGAATGAGCTTTCAAGGTTTCTTTTTGTTTTTTTGTTAAAGGAGCCATTATCTTTTTTTCTGATATTTTGAATAAATTTTAGCGTCTGCTGTTCTTGCCCCACCTTTGCCTGTCATATAACTATTAACTCTACCCATAGCCCAAGCTCCCATCGGCACATTACGAGAACCAGCAGAAAGATATGCACCCTGACCCTTGCGGTAAACTTCTGCAAGTTCACCATAAAAAAAGCGAGTGCCTTTTGCCTTTTTCTTAAGGTTAGCTTTTACGCTTTCGCTTAGTGGTTTTCTTCTTTTTGCCTGAGACATTTTGTTTGGTGCGTGATTTAGATATAGCCTTTATATCAATAAACTCTCCTTTTCTGTAGGCTTCGGCAGTCCTCTTGATCTCAGCAGCTTTCGCTCCCTTGTTCTTTGCTCCAGACAGATATTTTTTTGGAACACCTGTCTTTTTGTCTTTTGCAACTCGCCTGAACTTTCTGGTCACTTTTTAGATTTTTTCTTTGTTGTTTTAGGTTTTACTTCACAGTTTTCAACCTTTGGCTTTGACTCATCATAAGTTTGGACTTTAAATGTATATCCCATTATTTTTTACCTCCTTTCTTTTTCTTTTTCTTTCCTTTTGGTTTCATTGATCCATAGTGTGAAGGCATGACAATAAAGTAGCTGTTTCTATATTACTTCCTTTTACGTTTCTTAGCTGTTTTCTTTTTACCTGCTGTAGATAATGCAATGGCAATTGCCTGAGATCTTGATTTACCCTCTTTCATCAACATTCTAATATTGCCAGTGATTGTTTTTTGTGACTTTCCTCTCTTAATTGGCATCTTTGTATTTTGCAGCTAGTTCTTTTAATGTTAACTCTGATCCATCCTCACGAATGATTTTTTTTAGAGCATTTGTGGCATTTAGTTGTTTTGTACCTCTTTTAGGACTCATCAAATAATTAAAATATCTTTTCTTTTTTCCTAAAACTTTATCCTGTAAATTAGGATTATCTTTTAACCAATTTGCATAGTTTGTATCTTGAGGAACACGGCCTGTCGCGCTGGGCCTAGTATCAGGAAAAGCTTTTGCCAAATCATCGTCATCAATAACAGGAACAGTAGTTGATCGGCAGTTAAAATGTTGAGGAGGAACTGGGCCTTGATCATATCTAAACAATTGACCATCTAGCCTTTGACAGATAGAACTTGTCCTTGCATCAAGTGTTGCGACATATTGATATCTGCCTGTTATATCTTTGTTTGCTGCATACACCGCCTGACTTGCTGCATTTTGTACTTGGTTAACAGTTGTTCTTACAACAGTCTGGATTTGTTTATTTGATAAAAGCATACCCTCAGAATTTTTTAAGGCAGAGTTTAATGCGATTGCATTTTGTGGTTTGGCATTAAATCTAAGGTTTGGCCCTTTCAGCCTTCTTACAATTTTTGGTAAAGATTCGCCTTCTAAAACACCAAGTCTGATTGCTTTTGACAATCTTGAAGCAGAATCTTCAGCAATACCTCTAAATGATTTTTTTACATTTTTTCCGTTTGGCAATGATATTTCCGATCCTCTTTTTGCGGTCAATGCAAACTGAGCAGATCTGAACACACCATCTTTATCTCTTAATCTTATAGTCATAGCAGTCGGATCTCTTGTGACAATAGATTTTGCAAAGTCAGGCGAGACAGCAACTGTGTTTACCTGAAACTCTCCTTTCGGTAAAACTCTTTGCAATTGATCTTGTACAAAGCCAACTTGAAACTCCGCTAGATTTTGAATTTCATCAATCATATAAGCTGCACTTTCGTTTTCCCAACCCTTCAAACTGTCAACCATCTGTGCCAATATTGATCGCAGTCTTGCAGTTGTAGTTGGGCTGTTGCCCTCAAGATCTCTTATTTTTCGTAAAACATCTAAAATTACCTCATTAAACTGACTAGCAATTTGAAACTGAACTTTATTGCTGTATCTGTTCAGATCAATCGCTTCACGGTAGAAAGCCTCTGGAACTGCCATTTATTATGATTCATCTGTTTGAGTTGGGGCTTCCATTTCGATCAATCCACCAGATTGTGTTGCTTCAACTTCTTCCTCTACATCAAAATCATCACCAAGAATCTCACCACTGCTTAACTGTGTCAATAATGTTTCTTGGCTGATAGTGCCAGCAGTAAATAGTGCTAACAATGATTGAATCTCTTGTGGTTCTAATCTTGCTGTTACAAAGTCTCTATTAACAAAACTGCTGCCAGCGTTTGGTTCGTTCAGATATTCGCTATGAAACTTGAGACAGTTATCAATTAGGTCTTGCATCTGCTGTGCAATAACCATCATCGTGCTGTCGTTTTGTGAACGGTCTATTCGCTTGGCCTCCGCTGACTCACCTACTAATTTTTGACCAAGCACCGCAGCCAGTGACAAAGTATTGATCTGATCTGCAATATCTTTCAATCTTGTGAACTGACTATCATAACTATCACCCGATGGGCTGACATATTCCATCCTTGATTCAGGTGGCAATGATAAAGCTTCATTCGGGCCTGTTGTTATCTCATCTGCATTTGGATAACCAAAAACTGCTAGCAATGGAACAGAACTGATATGCAGAATATTATCAAGGTCACTTTGTATCTGGTAATGCTTGAGGTTTAGTTCTGCTATGTCATATAAAGGACTGCGTGATTCATACATTCCCACTCTGTTTGAATATGCAACAGAAAAAGGAATCTTGTCTTTTATGCTCATTTCTCCCTCATCATGTAATTTATATTCACCCTTATTATTTTTTCTGTGAATTTCATATCGCCCAGGTTCAAGCACCCTAATCTGCTTTACAATCTTTTCCCCATACTTACCATCAGATTCAACAACCTGTTCCATCAATCGTAACTGCGTTAATTTTCTTACACCATCAATGATTTCTGTTCTCCAACCAAGAATATCTTTGGGCGCATATGTTACCCAATATGGCCTTGCCTTTTCTCCATCTTTCGGTGCATCAACAAGAACACCAACATGACCAAAAGAAATAGCAACCCTAGATGTTTGATATAACCAGACATTAAGATCATTACCCTCAAGGTCTACATCAAATAATTGCTCACGAACAAGGTCTGAAACATCGTCTAAACGAATCGGCTTTCTGACGAGCATACCGCTTAACATTTTCTCAATACGCTGTAAATATGGCACTACTGTTGACCTTGCCAATCTTGTGTCATAAGCATCATCTGTTTCTCTTGGTTCTTGATTTAAATATTTTCTATGCTCACTCCTAATCTTATATGTTCCCTCTTTCAAATCTTCAACCAAACCCCAGAAATTTGCCATTCTCTGATAGGCAGCATTAGGACTTGCAACCGTTGTAGGAGCTAGTGTTACAGGCTGATTGTAAATATTCAGAGAGCTATACACGGTTTTTCCTCATAGTACCATTACTTTTAATATATTCTAATACCAGTTGGCTTGCCTGTTCTACCATAAAGAATATTAAATTCACGATAAATTAAATAACCAAGTGCATCAACATGATGATCATATCCATTCTGTTTATCTGGATCTCCTGTTTTTTCATCGTAACTCTGTAATTCAAGGCACTCAATTAAACGAGCGCAACGGGCATGAATCGCCAAACGTCTTTCCCCTTTGGAGTTTTGTAGTAACGCATTGACGGTTGCAACTCTATCTTTGATAAAGGGATTGCTCTTGAGAGCCATTGAACTGAAGCCGTAACTTTCGAGGATTGCAATGTCTGTCTTTGATGCGTTAATCGTTGAACGTGCTGAACCACTTGCGTCTGGGTAAACTAATATTCTGTTTGAAGGGTAGCGTCTTTTAATTTCTTGTGCCAAGGCATCTGTATCATTCTGTTTTGATATTTCATCTATGATAAATAACTTGTCTCCAGACTTGACACCAACCACGGCATTACAGTTCATCACGTTAAAGTCCACCCCGATTCTTAATACTTCCATCTTGATGTCAAATGGAATCTGATTAATAACATGGTCGTTACGATTAAAACGGTCATAGACCTGACCGCTTGTAAGGTTGACCCATTGGCCAAGTAAATAAGCTTTTATTAACTGCGGTGGATAATTTTCCTCAAGAGACTGAATAAAATTGTCAGGAAGAAAAGGGTTATCTTTTGTCTTTGCCTGGATCAATCCTGTATCAGACTTTTTGTTTTTCTCAAAAGTTTCAAATGCCCAGCCATGACCTTCGGGAGTTGTTGTTGCATAGAATTGCTGAACATTACCAGATCTAAGCCTTGCAAGTGCCATATTCATAGCGTTTTCTGCTTCTCGTTTTGGAACAGTGTCTGCCTCGTCAAATCCAATTGCACAGAGGTTTTGGCCTCGCAAGCGTTGATATGTAAGCATTGTCCTTAATAAGATTGTGTGAGTGCCTTCTTTAAATTCCAAAGTAAAAGATGGTAAAGGAGATGCTCTATAAGAAAAAGGAATCTGCCATTGATCCAACAGTTCATTCATTGTCCTCACAAGAATATCAACCAGCATTGCGTGAGTTGGCTCAAAGAGTGCTGATACATGACCAATATTCATTGCTGCAAGTATTGTTGCTTTTGCAACTAAACCGACTGTTTTACCAGCACCAAAACCACAGACCAAAGCCAGTTTTCTATGATCAAGGTCATCACAAAATTTTGATTGATGCGGAAGTAAATCTTGATTAATACGTTCTATTGCTTCATCTGCTGTCGGTAAATCATATGCACCGATTTGATATAAAACTTTTCCAGGTTGAACTGTATCTAAAATGCTCACGAAATAATCTGTGCAAGTCTAGCTGCTGTATTGATTGCACCAAGAGCAATATGTAAATGTCCTTTTTCTCTTGCTTCCACTTGAAGCGTTGCAGCTTGCGATAAAAGATCTGCCACCATTTGAGGTCTTTCCATGTCCCAATCAGCTTTCATTTCGGCTCTAGCAATTTCTAAATACTTATCTGCTGTTGTTGCACTGACCCCCCAATTTTTCAAAGCATATTTAACACAATCAGATCTACGGCCACCTTTAGCGATGATCTCGCCAAGTTTGCGTGACCTCATGAGAGTTTCTATTTTTGTGCCTTTTTTAGCCATTAACTAAATCATACACGTTATTAAAATAAAGATGCTTGATAATTAAGGTTTTCAATTCTTTTTTGGGCTATTTTAAAGTAATTCAAATTTTTTTCAATACCTATAAAATTCATTCCTTGTTGAAGTGAGGCTTTTCCTGTTGTACCGCTGCCCATAAACGGATCTAAAATCAGACTATTAACTGGACAGACTAAAGTTATTAGATATTCCATTAATTTCACTGGTTTTACAGTTGGATGCGTATTATAAATATTCCTATCTTTAGAATTTGCTTTTGCACAATAAAAAAACTTAGTAAATTGTTTGATGCCTGTATTACCATCATGTAACAAATTTGCAGGATATCTTCCAATACATTCACGATCAATATCATTAATTTGATTAAAACAGTTTTTATTCTGCGATGTTTTTTTATTAACTCTTTTTTCTGTACCTATTCTACATTTATTTATATTTAACTCTTGCAATGCACCTGGTTTTATAGCCATGACAATAGGTTCATGCGCTGGCTTTAACAAACTTTTACTTTTTGGCATACCTTCTCCATATATCCATAAAATTTGATCTCTTATCTCAAACCCAGCATCTTCTATGTTACAAGCTAATCTGTGATAGGTTTTTGGACTTGAAAAAGAAAGTAAATATCCTCCTGGTTTTAAGACTCTAAAACATTCTTTCCATAATTGTATATTAGGCAAATCATAATCCCATTTATTATTCATAAAAAAAATACCATAAGGAGGATCAGTAATTATTGAATCAATCGAAGAAGTTTTAATTTGCGGTAATTCTTGAGTTGAATCGCCATGAATAAGATTAAACATAAGACTCATTTGAGATAAGAGGTTGTTCTCACGTTCCTAAGTGTACCCAGTAATGCTTAAGACTTACCTAACCCTATATATACCCCTATATTATCTATTATTATATTTATATATAAAACATAGAGAACATAGAGAACATATATATATAAGATAGTGATTTCAAGGGTTTTGAGCGTTCCCAGTAGTGAGAACAGAGGTGAGAACAGGAGGGAACCACACCCATTTAGGTGTTCCTTCCAACCTCTTTCTTTTGCGTTCATATTGTAAGGATTTGAGAATGGATGAGACAGTCATGATGTCAGATTTTGTCTGTCTTTCGATTGGTTTCTCTACTGCTTCAGTTAATAAAAGTTCAATTGTTATATCTTTTACAGCATTAGCTGGGTCATTTAAATATTTAGTTATTACCGAAAGCCAAGGAGAATCAACCAAATAACCAAGATTTTCTTTTTCGATCTGGTTTTCCTGTTCTAAGGATAAGAAGTGCGATTCTTTATTTTTAAAGGCATGAACGCCAGCCGACCAAATGGAATCACGTTCAAGCTGTAGGGAATCGAGGTCGATTGATTTTAAGGTGCAGGGTATTATATGAAATCTTCTGTTGCCTGTGTCATCTATTAATAAGCCTGACTCTTTATTAGTTGATCCGACAATAATCCCTCTTCGTGGCCATTCTTCAACAGCTTTACCATATGGAACTCTAAGAAGGTCTGTGGATCTTGATAAAAAGGCTTTTATTGTGCCTGCGTGTTTGCGACTTGTAACTCCATCAATTTCTGACCATTCCATTCCCCATGAACGGTGGAGAACAAGTAGATCATCTTTAGAAGAAATATCACCGAGGGCATCTGAGAAGAAGGGGCCGAAAAGAGTTTGCCAGAATGATGATTTTTTGATGCCTTGTGAACCTTGAAGGACAGTTGCTGAATCATGCTTACAACCTGGAATATAAACTCTCCTCACTGCGTTTATTAAAGTTAACTTGAGCATCACATCATATATTGTCGGCTCTTTCAGGTTTTGATCTTGTGGCCTTAGATATGTTGAAGCAAGTCTATCTATATATGTTGGTTGGATTTCGTTATAGCAGTGATCAAGATAAAGCTTTACAGGATCATATTCATTTTCATGAGCTACTTTAAGGAGGCAATCTATTGCCATTTCTTTTGGCACTTTATAACCAAGTTCTGCGAGTGTGAGGTAAAAAAGTTCAATATTTTTAATTACTTTGCCATCCATCTCGATTGAATGAGAAAAGGTATTGAATCTTATCTCCTGTTTTAAGTTACGCAGAAAGTTGATAAGCTCCTGTGATGTTAATTGTTCTAATTTACGAGGAACTGGAGTTGGTTCTTCTGCTGGTTTTATTGAAGTGGGAAAAGAGCGTGGTGGTGGAGTCCAACCATCTTCTGAGGCAAACTTCTGGAGAGTACCAAGTGAAACCCCAGATGATTTAAATGAAGCCCATTTCTTCTCACATTCCCCTGATTGATATTTGCTGTTCTTCTGTGATAGCTGTTCCCAATCGTGGAGTAAAGAATTATCACCGACAGAATGTGCAGCCATACCAATTTTGACCCAAGCATCATAATCATCTAGACGGTTTGGATTTATGGATTGTAGAAGTGAACGTGCTTTATCTGTATCTGAATTAAGGGTCTGTATTGGTGGAGTTTTTTTCTTTTTCGGCTCCATCATCTTTTCAATTATGGCCAAGGGAGCTTCTGCGATTTCAAGATCTTTTGGCGAGCGATTTTCCATCCACCTGTAGCCATCGGTTTTTGGATGTTTACCAGATACTATGG